TGAGCCTTCCATTAGGTTTAGTGTATAGGTTATAAAATCAGCTATCTCTACATCTTGTGCGTCCCCAGAAGCAGGGATAATTTTAAAGTTAGGAGCAAGTGTAGCAAACTTTTTGAGTGTTAAACTAGCTTTAACCATATCGTCAACACGCATTTGGTCATATATTTGCATACCTTTTCTAGCGATTAGACTATCAGGATTATATGGTAACAAGTTGTATTTACCATAGAGCTGTGATTGTGTAGATGCCAACTCACTCATTCTAGGTTTTGGAGTTTTGGGTTGGACTTGCTGAAAAAGTTTTGTGATATTGTCTACGATTGCCATGTTCTTTTAATAATAAGCTAAATAATAAGAAAGTTCAATCAGAATACCATATCGGTAGTCTGTCTGTCTCCAAATATTTCAGGAGGTGTATTGTCCATGCCATATTCAAATGGAATTTCCACACACCCATACCTTAAAGCATCGACAGGGTGGTCAAAACCTGTTGTATCATAGGTCTCTATGTTTCGCTTATCAACCATTATTTGCTGTAAAGCCTTAAAGGTGAATGGGCAATCTTCTGTAATATACAAGGTTGGTTTAGTTGTGAAATCCGATTCGTTAAGCCTCATGTGGATTTGTTGTGTTCCATAAATTCTATCATTGTTAGCTCTGTGCATAGTCAAACCTTCTAATTCAAATATTTCAGCTATTGATTCTCCCGTGTTTTGTCTCGACCACATTGAAGGGTCAGCAGGACAATACATTGGAACAATATTGTTTGCTTTTTCCATATCTCTTATTGTTTTTGCTACTTCGTTTGCTGGCATTTGTAACCCCTTATTTGTCCCATCTAGTGTTCCCACGTATTCTTTAAAACATATCATCTTTTTGTCCTCAGTATAAGCAAGCCATATTGTTGCGAATGGAGCAGAAAACCCATAATCAAAAGCTCTAATAATTACATCGTTAAGTTTAGGTGTATAGGTAGGTATCAAGTGGGCTTTTTCGTTCAACTCAGGAAAGCAAATGCCTTCTATTTTTGTCCAATCTCCATATCGGAGGGCTTGGTAAACTTTGTCTCCTTGCATTTTTAATCGTTGTTCATATTGTTTATCTGCTTCCATCAAATAAGGGTTGTCGTCTAGGGTAGCTGGAATATATAAACGAGACAGTTGGGTTTCTGGGTCTTTATAAATATTGTATGGACCATGGTCTACAAAATGAGTCCTTACCCAGTCCACATGTTTGCCAACTGGTGAGCCAGTACACCTAACTCTTGGAATAAGTCTAGGGTTAGTGCTTCTACATCTTGAATGAAGATATAAATATTGGTCCTTTTCAAAAGAAGTTATCTCGTCAAAAAAAACACCTGCTGAATATTCTTGACCATCATGTTGGTATTTATCTGCTGCTGTTTCCATATGGCTAAAAAAGATTTGACCTCCACTAGGAAACTGCCATTTAGATTTGTGGTCGTTCCACTTTGCTCCTAAACGCCCATAGATATTATATGAATAATCTAAAAGTTGTCTTAATTCTCGGGTAGTTCTACGAAAAACAACAGCTTTGGCATCGGCTTCATTCATTTGCCTGGCTGCGTCAACCAGTAAGACGCTAGACTTCCCACTACCAGCTCCACCAAGATAAGCTACTTCAAATATGCTTCCTGCTTTTAAAAATTCTAATTGTTTTTTGGTAGGCTTCCAAATAACATTAGTGTTCTTTGATGTCTTCGATTGTCGGCTCATAGGCACTTATCTCGGGAACTTCTAAAATGTTTTTTATTGTTTGAGTTTGGTCTACTTCTTGACGAATTACATATCCTTTGCTCTTGCCTTGGGTTTCTAAATAAAACCGAATACTAGGATAGTGTTTTTCTCTAATAAGTTCTAATAATTTTGACTCTGCAAAATCCACAATTTCATCTCTACTGTTATCCAATTTTTCTTTTAATCTAGGGTGGCGTTCCAACCTATTGTAAAAGGTTTGACGAGAGATACCTGCTGATTTACATATTTGGGTTACAAAGCCTTTGTGTTCGACAATGAGTTTTTCCAAGATACTATTTGAGACTTTCATATAAATATGGTAAGGGGAAGAAATCTTTTGTCAAGTCTTCACAAAATAGGCTTCGTCATTTTCTATAATATGTTTATATCCAACATGCTGCATTATGTTTGTTAGGCGATGGTTTGGAACTGACTGATTCGATAAATTGATATATCTGCGTATTTTTTTCATATCATGGACACTAATTTTGTCGTGACGGTCAATGTATTTTTGCAGTTTTGCTTTGTTTCTTTCTTTTAAACTATAATACATATCATATTTATTAAACTGTTCTTCGAAAATGTAGTTCAATTCTCGACAATATGTATCTATATCAAATTTTTTTGCTCGTCTAATATTGTCTATTCCAAAAACGTGTGCCTGTTGTGGGTCTTTTAGTAGGGCTTTAACCTTCTGTGTTTGCTCTTTTTTTCCTTGAAATAGTTGAGGGTTTCCCTTGCCAAGCAACTCGGGCATAGTGGTAGCATTAGGAACTATTGTTGCTAAACCAAACATCATGCTTTCAAATATAGAAATACAAAAAGTTTCATATTGTGAATTATATGTATTACAATGGCATTTAGATAACACATCATAATATTCGGCTTCGGTTTTTACTTCATAGATTTTAGTGTAGGGTTTTTTGTTAATTGGCGTTATATTGCTTGGTCCAACTGGACACAAAGCCACTTCAAAATCGTAGTTATTGTTTAAAAAATCAAACATGGCAAATGTATCTGCCCAATTCTTATATTGTTGCAACCTATGGTTGTACATAAAAGTGAACTTTTTAAATCGGTTTTTGTTATATGAGTGTTTTTTGTCGTAAAACCCCATATATAAGACTTTAGCTTTTTTTTCTATATCAGGTAGAAAGTTAGGCATGTATTTTTCAACATTTTCTTTAACCATCTTAAAGGTGTATTTAGAGTTATAGATGTTTACATCAGCTAGAACATCTCCAAGAATCTGCCAATAAACATATTGCATTTGATTCTCTAAAGGATAAGGAAGTGAGTCGTGATAAATATAATGGTGCTGGTTTACAATTGGTATAGTGGAAGAAAAATGACTGTCTAAAGATTTAAGTTGTCCTGTAACTTCGGGTATCTGATTATAAATTAAACCGATTCCGTATTGCTCTACAATACGGTTAAAGAAAGCTCCGTCAAAAGTGATATTGTTTATTTTTTTAGCCAACGGAATGACATATGGAATACGGACAACATTAGGGTTTTGAAATAAACCATCTTCGTAATATTTAAAGTGGCGTGCAGGAAAAGGTATTATGAAATATGTATCGGGATATAATTGAGTGAATCTTTCAATAATTTTTTTAATATGAACATAATTAGAGTCTTTGTTAAGATGTTCAACCGACCACATAGGGTTTACTAAAATTATCATTTGTTTTTACTGTAAACCTCTAATAGGGTTTCTATAATCTGGTCATCTGTATCGTATCCTAACTCATATTTAATAGCCTGGATTCTTTTGAAGTGGTCTGCGTATTTTATTACGTCTTCATATAGAAAAACCAATTGTTTAAACCTCTCGTGTTTTTGGTTTGTTTCAGGCTCAATGATTTTAACTTCTGGCTCATTGTCGTCTAAGGTAAATTCTAAATCCCACTTCTCTATATCAAAGCCCGTATCAATAAGTTCTTGCAGTTCTGTTTCAAATAGAAAGGTGTCCCAACCAGCTTTTTCGCCTAACTTATTGTCTAATAACCGATAGGCTTTAATTTTGTCTTTTGGCAAATCTAACACTACACAAGGAACGGTCTTTAGTTTAAGTTGTTGGGCAGCCTTATACCTAGTATGTCCTGCGATAATATTGTTGTCTTTATCAATTAATATAGGATTGGTAAACCCGTATTCTTTAATACTAGAAGCCACATCGTCTACTGGTTGGTTTTTTCTAGGGTTTTTAGCATACGGCTTTAACAATTTAAGTTGTGCCATTGTTATTTTACTCATTTTTTGCTCTTTCCAGTTCTTGTTTTCTTGCTCTAATTACAGCACTTTCTGTTAAAAACAAAAACAAACTATTAAGATTAGAGTGTATTGCGTCTTTAATCGCTTCTTCGGTTGCATGAATAACTGCCGTATCTGCGTTTTTACACTCTTTGTGGTAATGTTTGCCACAGTTTTTTTCTAATATGCCCATTATGTCTTGGGTTAGCTTTTCAACATATTTAGTCATTTTTATAACACCCTCCTTTGCATTGAACTACATAGTCGTCTTTCTCGTGGTCAATATAAAAATTAAAGGGTGAACTACATTTTTTACAAAAATAGAAGTCGTTTTCGTCTATAGTTATGTTTTCTTCTCCTATTGTTAGTTTGATTAAAACTTTCTTTTCAAAACTAAGGGGTCTTTCACTCATTGTCTTCCATTTTGACCAAAAGCCATTTGGCTAAATTGTAAAAAGCCTCCCTCCAAAGTTGGATTTTGTATTTTTGTTGAAACTTGTCAATTCCCATACCGTGATATTCGGTATGTAACAATCTATTTAAAGGAACAACAGTAAAGTGTCTTGTGTTGGGTTTCTTTCTATTGACTTGGATATTGTCTAAATGGTGTAGGTCGCAGCCTTGTTCAAAACTAATACAACATTTTTCGTTACGCATGTATTCGAGATATTCTAAAGAATAGGACTTAACAAGTTCTTCGTTAGGCAAATATATTCTAGCCATTTTCTAAGTCCTTTCTGCGATACGTTACTCCACATATTGTACATCTTTCTAAAATTATTTTGGGAGCATCGCAATTTGACGGGTCAACACATTTGTCATTAGGAGCAAGTCCTTTCATTTCTTTAAGGTTGTTGTCAAAATCTTCTCTTTTACTTCGTGCCGTCATTTCTAAAAGCATAATTTTGCCCACTTTTCTTCCTTCTTTTTTTCGTAATCTTACTACAGGTAAAAGCCTAATTAAGCGTTCGTAGCTACAAGTGTTTAACAAGTCAGGTCTTTGTGTTAATGCTTCTGCAAACTCTTGAAACACTTCCATATCTTGCCGTGCAGTTTCTCTATTAATGTTTATACAATCAAGAAAATCTGCCCAGCTGTTTACCCAAGAATCGTGTCCTAGATAAGATTTGTCGTTTTTTAATTGTAAAAGGAGAGCACCCCGTTCAATCCTTCCTTTTAAAACTGTAATATTAATTTGGTTTAACCGTTCTACTGCCTGTGTTATCGAGCCATTAACTATTTGCATCTACTTCTCCACTAATAAGGTTTCGTTTTATTAAAATATTTGTGCATCTTCTGTCGTATTTTTCAACCAGTTCTTCTAATTGGTGGACAAATTCGGGTAACTCTTTGTCGGTTTTATATTTTGTTAGGTAGTCTCTAAGTGCGTATAGAATAATAAAAGAATTTAATTCGCTTCTCTTTAGACTATCGTGTAGCTCTTTACTCATATTTGCTCCTATATTTTACCCTGTTCTTTTTGTTTTTTCCATTTGTCATATTCGTTTCTGTAATACAGGGCAAGTTCTGCCTCTCCCTGCCTAGTGTGTTCGTCTATTGTCTCTTTAAAATATGCCTCATTAGGAAAGTTGTCATCAGTCAGGTCTGCCACGGTTATAGCTGAGGCAGAAAACATGCGTCCCTTTTCATGGGGAGTTAGGGGGTTTGTTGGAGTTTCGTTCCAACTTTCGTTCCTAAGCCATTTTTGAGGATAGGGAACAAACTTTTCTTCTCTACTGGATAGTAGATAGTTAAATTTTTGTGCTAGTTCTTCTGCTTTTAATCCAGTATCTATCTTAGAATAAGCCTTAAAAGCGTCATTCTTTCCTACTTTTCTACCGTCTAGTTTTGACCAAAATCTATCAAAATCCTCTTTGTCTCTATTATATTTATATTCTATTCTTGTAGTATTCTTCTTTATAGTATTCTCTTTGACTTTTTTATCAATAGGGGTATAGACATTTTTGTCATGGGGGGTATTGACAATTTTGATAATACGTCTTTTAATCTGTTTACCCTCGTATTCTAAAGTTATTGTCACAAAACCCTTGTCCTCTAATTGTGAGAAAGAACGAGATATTGTTTCTTTGGTTACATCATATATTCGAGCAAAATAGCCATTAGTAGCCCAACAATGTCCTTCTTTATTAGAGAGTGCAGACACCTCTGCGAATAACAATTTGCAAAAATGAGACATGTCGCTATACCTCACATTTGCAGGAATAACAGCATAATAATTTGGTTTATCTTCCATCGAAACCTCCTAATAGATTATATAAAAGAATAATAGTATTGTCAATAAAAAGCTCAGATTGTCAACCAAGAAAAGGGAGGGGGAGATAATTTTTATAGTCGCATTAGGGTGTGAACAGGACCAGGAGGTATCAAGGGCCCTGCTCTGTTATTTAATCTCCCCTTTGCTAATCGTACCATTTTTTATTAAAAAGGTACATCATCTTTTTCTTGTTCTACATCGGTAGTTCTAAAAATCCATTCTTCAAATGTTTTCGCAACGGCTAATATGTCTTCTTCAGATTTGGTTTTTACGTTCTGATGAAAAGCTACTGCGTTTGATACACAGTTTTGCCTAACAATTAAAACCTGAGTATCAGGAGTTTTAACAACTGTTTCTGTCGAACTATACTGAGAGGGTTTGCCATTCTTTTTCTGGTGAAAATCGGTTTCTTTAACGTGTTTATTTGCTACAAGCTCATCGGATAAATCCAAAAACTTAATAAAATAAACATCGTTACCACTCTCTGTGTCTTGTGCGTGGTCATACACCAGTGTAATAGGCGTACCAGCTGCATAATCCACAACTTTTCCACTAGATTTTGTGTAGTAATATCGGTTTCCGTTTATTTCTACACCGTTGGCAACCTTCTCTTTATTAGTAAGAACTTTATCTATTGTCGCATTAAGCTCTATGCTTTTTTCAATAGTTTTTAATCCCATTTTAACCTCCTTTTTGTAAGCTATACATATAGTCGCCAAGCTCTGCTCTTTGCTCAACCAACTCTTTAAATAGCTTGTTTTTTTCTTTGTCTGTACCGTTAGGGAGTAGTTCATCAACTTCTTCTTGAACTTGCTCTACCATTTCTTCGTGTCCATCTACTGACATTATAAAACACCTCCTTCGTTTTTATCTTCGTCTTTTCTTTCGATTGGATAGAATTGATATATCCTTACTGTTTCATCTTCAACGAATCCACTTAACAAGTCACTACTATTTTTCAATTTTTCCCCATATTGTAAAAAATTATAATCACAAGGACAGTCTTCTATCCACCTTTCAAATTTTTCTTTCAT